GAAAGATTCTCTTCTCTGAGCCGTATCAATATACAACTCGTTTGCAATCATATTTGAATAAAAAGCATAGTAAAGTGTGTTGTAGGAGATGGCATCGACAAGAACGCCCATGGCAGAGCCTTCAAAATCATAATCTTTTAGCGGTCCCTCTGTATTTTTTAAATATTCTATAATGCTACTTCTAATTGAAACATAATCAATGTTTCCAATTTGAATTTGGCTTGGATCAATTGTGAGAACGCTCGAACTCTCGCTTCTCGCTGAAGAACCTTGTGATATTGTACCAGACGCTAATGAACTATAAACAGACATTTATCTTACTCTCCGTAACTCGATGGTTAGACTTCTAGTTAAACCAGTATCACCCTGCGGTTCACCTGTTAAAATATATGCCAAATCTAAAGATAACATATTTTTATCCATATTATCTGTATCCACATCTATGCTATCGAGTATGACTCTGGGTTCATGTTTTTTTAACGTATATTGGATTTGTGTAAAAAGATCAGCGATGACAGAATCGTCTGCCACATTATCAAAAAGTAAATCCACTAAGTTACCACCAAAGGTGCGATTAAACGGCTTTTCACCCAAAGAGGTTAAAATTATGTTTTTTATTGACTGTTGAATTGAGTTAATATCTTTCTTAAGTGCAATATCATACGGAGGTGAATCACCAACTTTGGTGAACGCCAAGTCAAAATCAACAAATCTATTTTTTGCTATAAGTTTTTGTGGCATTTTTTCTCCGGTTTATTTATGAGTATTTAGGTGGTCCTCTAAAAACATTCACAGATTGTGGATTACTATCTCTATTGCAATTAAACGACATCACATGACTTTGCGAACTCATGACATGTTTGATTCCGGTTACAAACCATTTACCTGCGATTCTGTGTTGAGAATACTCGGCCTCTTCTTTCTCGGGTGATTTGGGATTATCAACATTTAACACAAACCCAGGTCTAACATTTAAGTCACCCGCAACTGTGATGGATGCTTTTTGTGTTTCCAATTGATTCATCAGTGCGTTTCTTCTTAGTGGTGTTTGATCTGGAGTTTCCCAGAATGTGGCATATGTGCTGACATACTTAAGATAGTCAGAGTATTTTTGACCTCTCTCTGGACATCCACAACTATTAACCGCTTTTGGATTTGAGTAGTCGCAACCAAGATAATCTTTACCCAACCGATCCTCAATAAGTTGACACTCATCAATTTCTCGTTCGAGAATTTCAAGTTCAAGCAAACTTGGTTCCTCTAAATCTGGATCGAAATCAGCACTAAAGAAATCTAAAAACTCATCTGAGAATGGATTAAAATCTCCGAACCCAATATCAAGTGCCTCACCGGCATAATCTGGTCTAAGATATTGTGCAGGACAGTTTTGATATATGTCAAAAATTTCATCCTCATCTTCAGGTGCCGGTGGAATTGGAACAGGACCATCTGGATTTGAACACTCAAAATCGTTTCGACAACCAAGTGAAAGTTCTCTTGCATATACGACAAATTGAAGTGAGAAGTTCTTCTCTAATAAGTCAAAGTAATCTGTTTGGTTTTTGTTATACAAATCATTGGGTCCACCATCGTGAACACCGTATTCATATTCACCGCTTACATCATATCTCCATAATTCTGAAATTTCATCATAACCATCATACGCTTCCCAAACTCGTGCCCATTCTTTTGTCAAATACCCTCTGACAAAACCAGAGTCATTTAAAGTAGATTTGGAACCTCCAGAGTAAACATAGGAGGTCACATCATCAGAGGAGTAAACGTCATTTGCCATGAACGATCCCTCCTGTGTTGCATGTCCCCTTTGACGATCATCCCCAGACTTAAGTGGATTCCCGGCATCTAAAGTTGAATGTACACTAGGATCCCATTCATTTCTTCGGATTGCTGCGGTTGCGTCTGCGGCAAGTAAGAGGGGGGAGGACATTGATCCTCGTGGATCCATTAAACCGTACTCATGCCATTGTTTAGGCCAGTCTTGATGGAAGTCGGGTAAGAATTGATATGATTTAAAACTTTCATTTCCACTAGCAACAGATCGCATGAATCTTTTACTTGGATCAATGTCACCGTCCTCAACTTGTCTTGATGGATACAAGTGTGGTCCATATCCAGAATCACGTTGAGTTTCCATAAATTTATCGGTTCGTGTTACCGCAACATCAAATCCAAATGGATCAATTCCGATAACAGATGCAGTAAAGTTTGCTGCTTGCTTACCAAACGGACCGGGAGTGAGCATAACGAGATAAGGAAGATAATATTCTGTTCCTGCATCTCGAATGAATCCTTTCGGGAAATTACTTAGACTTTCCTCTCCAATCGGCTCTTCAAATTCAACACGAATATAATGCTGATTTTCTTGGAAAAAGCGACTTGGTGCTTGAGTAATGGGATTATCACTACTAAAAGGATTGGTAAACCAAGGAATTTGATCTCTGTAAAGAGTAAGGAAATCTTCATAATCACCACAGGGATAAGCGTTACAGTAGTTAAAAGATTGTGCTCTGAAGTCTGCCCAACCAAGACCTTGGGAGTTTATACCATTTGCAACGATGTCTCCACCAAAAAAACCGTCGCCGGAACGCACATTGTTATAGTATGCGTAGGAGCCATAGTTTGGCATAAAAGATCGTAGTTGTGAATCAATCACTCCTGTATATTTTTGGAATACACGACCATCCGCTTCAATTATTGGTAAATTGAAGGTCGTGACTTGTTCTAAGTATGGTTCAGACTCCCAAATACCAAACTCATTTAGGCCAGTGTATGTAAATCCTCGGTAATACACCGGAACGGGGACGGTGGATACACTACTCGGAGATATGGTTCTGGTAAACAATGGAGAATGAGTCCAACCCAGAGTTGAGAATCCACTACCAAATCGCCGGAATTCGGCAGCGCCATAATAGTAATTATAACCACCAAAAAGGGAGTAATAATCGCTACGATAATCATTTCCCAAAACATTTGAATTGAATGAATTTTTATCTACAAAATTTCTATTATTGCTTCGTGAAAAATGATCTCTTTCATCTTCACCAATGAAGGGTTCTAAACATCCTCGCTCCGTTCCCGTCACAGCATACCTGTCGTAATAAACATTATTGTAAAAGGCGCCACCGTCTGGGCCCCTCATGACGCTTCTTCCGATGAAATCATTGTAACCCCAAGGCTGCAAATCTCTCTCGGTGTTATTATAATCCACTCTAAGCGATTCTGGTGCGCCCGCCACACCCGGACCGATTTCTTGACCTTCAAAAGAAAGATTTTCTAACCTAAATTTTTCATTATCACCGACAACGCTGTTCAATCCGTCTTTGTTTGTATCATAATTTATTTCATGATCATACCACGGATGAATCGTATTTTCTGTATCGTTAACAATAACCTCAAGATCAGCGGCAACATTTCCCTCTACAAAATAGGGAACTCTATAGGGATAAATATCCTCCAACTCCGCTTGTTGATTTAATGAATCTTCCAAATATTTCTTTAAAGCGAATATTTCGTATCTGCTTCCTCTTATTTTTTTACGAGTCACCCGCTTTACATTTTGGAATGTTGTTGGCATTTCCGGAATTTCTAAGTATGGTTCTTTGGTAAGGACAAACCCTTTTCTGTTTAAAAATTTTGAGTATCCAGAAGTGAAATTTTCTTTGTATTCTTTTAATAGGGAAATTGCTCTTCTTATTGCAACTATATTATCTTCCCAACTTTTAAGATAACAACTGTCTCGATTCAACGCTGGGTTACAATTAAATGTTTCTAATATTACTCGGGCCGGTGGACAAGGACATGGATCTGGAGGATTATTAATATCAAAATCTGCGGAATCATACCCCGGACAACAAGTAATTGCCCAACCACTAGGACCAGGTGCGATTGAAATCTCATAATCAAGTGATCCAATCGAACAACCACCAAAAGCATTGATTATGGTGGTTGCACTGTTAGCCTCTCTATACCGATATGTGGCCGAACCTACTTCAGCCTCAACATCTCCCTGATCAAGTGGATTATCACCGATCACGGTTTCTCTATTAATGACATATCTTCGGAAATTGCTCTGATTTTCAGAACTGTCTTGGCCCCGATCCCCAATGACAGTATTTAAAAAAGGATCAAATTGATCAAATGTGGTTATGAGTGACGGGGAAAAATACATGCAAGGCCAAAAATTTGACTCGCCCGGATATGCATATTCTGATCCTGTGCTTTGAATTGACCAAGTTGCTGCGACATAACCAACTCCTATCCACTCATCGCTCGGACTCCATCCAAATCTTGGGCCGGGCTCACCTGGCTGACTGACATCTTTCCACTGATTTGCTGGATTTGTATCTCTGTCCACAATTTCAATCGCATCCGCATAATATGGCCCATATTGTCCACCATCAATGCTTTCAAGTGGCCTCGTCCCCGGACCCTCATAACCGAATTGACGAATTGCACCCTGATAAAATCCAAAGTCTTGATCCGAAAAAGCCAACTTATCTAAATATTCTCTATTGTAATAGGTTCCGTCTGATCGTACACCCCCGTAAACGGTTTCAGTTTTTAGACTGGGTGGGATGGTGCCGTAGTCGGGCACTTCAATCTGAGTGCTCCAAGATTGCTCTACAACAGCGTTTTTTGCGATTTTTAAAACTCTAGTTGTATTTGGTGGACACGGATTGCTCGAACACTGATTATAAACGGCCTCCATTCTCGGCAACCATTGCTCCAGTGTCCAGATCGAAGCGTCGATTTGGAAATCCCAAGACTCAATTGACCCGACATCACGGAGTCCATAAATTTCCTGCATGGTTTTGCTCATACCAACACTCGCAAGGGCAGAGGCACCATACTCTTCCTCACCTAACTCATCTAAATCATATGAAAGCCAAAATCCATTTTGGTTTGCAACGGGTGGTCTTGTTTCGGGATCAGAGTCGTAATTGATAATATCAGACGCCGTTCCTGCGGCAACAATATTGTATTGATCTGTTAAATCTGTTTTTTCTAATAGTTTCTTTTTATTTTCATCGAGCGTCAAAGAATCCAGTATTTCAAGGAGTTGTTCGTACTCAGCCTCTGTGTATAATAGATCCTCAGTGAAGCCTCCGAGACAGCAGACAGAACAACGATACGCTGTCCACTTTTCTTTGAGATCCCTCTTGAAAGCGAGTTCCGCTCGTTTTTCAGCAAGTTCTCTTTTAATCTCCAGTATTTTTCTGAGAGGTTCACCTTCAAGATTGGTTTGATCAAACATGGGTTGCCACAAGACCTCACCGCCATTACCATAAGTGTTTCCAATGTGGTTCATGTCCGATCTGTATGTTTTTGTAATATCGGTTTGATTATGACGATGCTTTATTCGAGGATCATTATAGTAAGACGGCTCAAAGTATCCGTGAATATTGTCATAAATTCTGTGTGGTATTTGTGGCTCTATTGTTTCCTCTGTGAATAAACCAGAAACAAACTTTGTGAATGTTTGAAAAATGTTGTCATCAATATTTTCATCAATCAGTGGGTATCTTTCAATCCTCTTAACTTTATCATATTCATCTCCATAAATGTATTGAATTAAAGTTGACTTGTGACTGTCATAAAAAGAAGTAAAATTTTGATAAGCGTTTTCATAATTTGGTTCAACTTTTAAATACTCGGCAACATTTGAGTTTGAATGAAGAAATTCCAAAGGAGAAAACTCTTTTGTCACGTTCATAGAAACAATTTCACGACGCTCCTCTCCTCTGGCTCCTTCAAACATGTAGTACGTTGGGATCTCTGGTTGCTGATCAATCAAATCTTCAATTGATCTAAATCTCCATTGATCAAAGTCTTGCCAGAATAAAAAGTTAACAGCATAATCATTTTTTTCATGAACAGAATTTTCTGCGAGGTGATTCATCAATTGCAACAAGGGCATTTGCTGAACTGGCTTCCTATACGGATACAACATATGATCCTTCTTAAACCAAACGAAGTTTTTCGTTGGTTCAATATCGGCATCTTTTACTGAGTTTCCAAATTCATTCGCATCAAAATATTTTTTTGATAGGTAATTTACAATCCCTTTTGGTTCATCTTCTAAAAGTCCTAAAAATTCACCGACTTGTGTAAGTAAACCTTCATCCGCATCTCGTGTTGTTGAAATCTTTCCGAAAAAATCAGATCCGTCTGGTAAGATTGGTGTTGTTCCATAATTTAAATAAACACTCTCGAATGAGGAAAAATCAATTTGATATCTCTTGAAATTTTTTGCCTCTGCGACATCAGCAGGAATCACGGAGTGAACATAAAACTTTAAATTCTTGCGAACTTCTTCTTCACCATTTTCTGAAATTTCATTTTTAAAAGTAAAACGTACCTCTTCACCACCAATAATTTTGGCTCCCTCTACCATGTCACCTGTGTCAAAAAATACAAGTGATCCTGACATTGGACCATTAAACATATCTTCTTCGAGAACCAAAGTTTCGAGAGGTAATGTTCCAGACTCTCTGTTTAGTAAGTTTAACTCTGTTTTGTTTCTAGTAACTATTACGGCTCTTTCAATACTAAAATCAAACGGTTTTGCGTTACTCATTTTTTAACCACCATATGTTGAGGATAATACAGATCCATATTTTAATTGTGAAACTCCACCTTCTATCTCGCCACGAATAAGTTTTGACACCTCTGTTTTAATATCCGCAACAAATCTTCTTTGAATCAATTTTATGACTCTTCGATCCCCGCTCTCACCAACCGAGGTTTCCTCCGCAACATTTCTGAGCGTCACTATATTTATGCCGTTTTCTTTATGAAATCTGTTGCCACTAAACATGTATCGTCCAATGAGAGTATTTAAAGCACCCGCCGACATGCTAGAGAGGGAACCGCTGCCCTGATTTGGGTAATCAGTTATTTTTGGATCAAATGTATCAGGTCCTCCAGCCAATCTAGTGTATGGTCCGTAAATAACATTTTCTTTTTCAAAGTATTGAACGGAGTCTGCTAAAGTATCAACCCTAGCAGGTCTTAGGTGATTAACATCATTTATCCCAAGTCCCTGTGTGAGTGCTTCATAATTGTTATTTGATTTTCTTCTAAAGACATAAACTGTATTTGGGGAACTAAACCCACCGGAGTAAACAATGTCAGACGAAAAAGTTGTGTTTCTACACTCCGCTTTTCTGTATTGTTTAACATAACGACTCACCACACCATACTGAGTAGAAACACCAGCCGTGGCACTTTCGTCGTGTCTCACAATGATATCACCTTCTTTAATATCCATATTTTGATTAAAATAGAAAGCAAAACCACCGTATGTGTCAGTGAGAAGTTCATCAACGTACTGTGTTGATCTAGGCCATTCTGTTTGTGGATCTATAATATCGTTTGATAAAAGAACAAGCCAATATAATTCTGGATCACCATAATACCTACTTGCAACATCATCTGGATTTTCTCCATCCTCAATGATAAAAAAATCAAATCCAGTGATATCATTTAGTGTGCTTTGAGAAAATTTAACGGCTTTAAAAATATCCGACATTTGCACCGAAAAATTTCCAAACTTATAGTCAAATTTTGGTAAGTATGAGAGATACATTAGTCCAATGGCTCCGTTGCGAATGGGAACAAGTTTCCGCCCATGAGACCCTCAGCGTCTTGAGACCTTAGAGATTCCGATCTAGAAAGTATTCCATCACCGATAAGATTTCTCAAGTTTGGCTCCAATTCAACAAAAACTAAATTAAGAGTTTGTGCGAGTGGGAGACCAGCCGCAGAGGAGTACGCACCACCGGCAGGGGTCTTATCGACCCTAACCTCAGTCAACACTGATGTTTTTGCTTGAGACGACCAGGCACCACCAACATATTTTGATCTTTTCGATTTGTTATCTTCTTGCCAAAAATACCATTGCCAAAAGCCCGGACTTCTCATTCTGGTGGTTGAAACTGCATCCACGACTGGAAGCATGAAAGTTTCAAAGGAATTCACAATGTTGGCTATAAGGAAAGACTCACTGCTACTTTTTGCAATCATCGGAAAAGAAAACTGAAAAGTTCTAGGATTCATTTGTGAAAATATTGTTTCTGCCCGATCCATGTCAATTCTACCAAGCAGTCCCCCTGTAAACAAATCACGCACAAAATCAGCAAAGAATAAATCTCGGAATCCTTGAATAAATCCTCTCTTGGTGGGAGATGATTCACCGGGACTAAGGAAGGGAACTTGTTCGGTAAAAACAGACTCCGCAGTTTTGTTTTGTTCATACTTTGCCACACTGTTTGTAACCAACGACTTGGGTGCGGGTAATGTAATCTGTGCCAATGAACTTCTGGCCTGTCCACCACCGACACCATATCCACCGAGTTGATCTCCAATGGCACCACCACCGGCAACTTTGTCTGCTCTTTTATTAGAGTATGGACGATGAGTAAAAGTCATCCAAGTAACAACTTCCTCCGCACCTAAACCAGTTTGTGGGAATTTATAAGTGGCCATTTATATCCTTTGCACCTAAATAGAGTATGGCATATAAAACAATGTATAAACCAGTAAATGAGTCTAAGTATGTAGGTGATCCAACAAACATTATTTGTAGATCCCTGTGGGAGAGAAAGGTATGTAAATACTTGGACACGAATAAAAACATAACAAAGTGGGGCAGTGAAGAACTTTCTATACCATACATTTCTCCGGTGGATCGTCGAAGACATTTATACTACCCAGATTTCATAGTGGAGGTCGTTCAAAAAGGTGGTGGACTAAGAACTAAAATTATTGAGGTTAAGCCTTTTAAACAGACACAAGAACCAATTCGTGGAAATAAAAGAAAAAGAACGTATCTCAACGAATGCACCACATATCTTGTAAATTCTGCCAAATGGGAGGCAGCAAGAAGTTTTTGCAAAAAAAAGGATTGGGATTTTGTCATAATGACTGAAAAGGAACTTTTCTAATGTCTAAAATTCCGGCTATGAATTTATCCTCAATAGAGGGCTATCGGGCAAAAATTAAAGCCCTCGGTGGACTTCAAAGAAGTCATAGGTTTGAAGTATTCATACAACAACCCGTAATTGGTGTTCTTACTTGGCCTCCAGTTACTATTAGTTTGCCCGGAAGAAGTTTTGATACTATTCCGGATGAATTATTAGCACAAGGAACAAATCCAAGAAATATTCCAATAAAAAGATCGTATGGTGGTGAGCCAAACGTTTTAATGACTTTTCCTATGGATCAACAATGGAAAGTTCGACAATTTTTTGAAAGATGGATGGACTTAAACTTAGCGATAACGAAGGAAGAGGGTAATATATCAGCGATATCAACGAGCACAGGTGCTTTGTCTAAAGGTCAACTTCCAGGCCGTCGTGGTAGTGAAGGATCATATGATCTTTTGACTGGAGATTGCACGGTATCGGTAAGATTTTTAGACAAACAAGACAAGGTTCGGTGGTCATTAAACTTAGTTGAACCATATTTATCAATGATTGTTCAAGATCAATATGGTGCAGAAAGTGTAAATGAGTTTGCAACGATGACGGTATCAATAGCATTCAAAGAGTATGTAACATGGGAACATGATAAACTTCAAACTGTTTCTGATTTAAATGAGGCAGCCATCACCGATGCCAGTAACTATTCAGGATGATATAAAAAGGATAAAATATGAGTATTATTGATTTAATAAAAACCACAACACCTAGGTATGAAACTTTTTTACCCTCAACTGGAGAAAAAACATTTTTTCGACCGTTTAACGTTAAAGAGCAAAAACATCTTCTGTTGGCTGAACAAGAAGAAAAAGAATCTGTTATTCTAAAGTCAATATGTGAGATAGTTGAAAAATGTGTAGATGAAGTTGAAACCGCTTCAATGTTAAGTGTGTCTGATTTAGAATATTTGTTTTGTAAAGTAAGGGCAAAATCAGTTTCAGAGGTAATACACCCAACATTTACTTGTCCTCACACAAATGAGCAAGTCAAAATTGAAGTTGATCTTAATGACATTGAGGTAAAAAGTTCCACGGATTCTGGTAAAAAAACGATACAGGTGAATGACAGTTTGTCGTTGACGTTAAGAAATCCCATAGTGTTAGATTATATCATATTGGGTGACGATGCAACAACAGATCAACTAGCAGCGTTTTGTATTGAAAATATAAAAACGTCAGACGAAGTTTTTGAGGGATCAGAAATATCAAAAGAAGAAAAAATAGAGATCATAGAAAATTTAACAGCAAAAACTTATGAAAAAATAGAGCAATTCATAAAAGATCAACCAAGAGTCACATCTGAGTGTCAATACAGAACATCAGACGGAAAAATCAGAGAGATAAACGTATCCGGATTCAAAGATTTTTTCGTGTAAGCCTTTCCCATGAGTCCTTGTTAACATATATCAATACTAATTTTCAAGTCGTAATAAATTTTGGAATAACGTTAACAGAACTAGAAAATATGATTCCTTGGGAGAGGCAAATCTACATAGAGTTGTTAAAGAAGCACGTCGAGGAAGAAAACAGAAAAATGAGAGAGAGAATGAATGCACAAAAAACAGGCATTTAATAAAATAATAAACAAAATAAATCCACAAGGAAGAAAAAGAAAACGAAAGAGTGGAAAGTTGTCTGTTTCTGCTTTCTCCTCTCAATTTATACCATTGAAAGAAGCGAAAACACCCGACTTAAAAAAACCAAACTCTGAAAACTTAGAGTTACTGGAATTATCAGAGAAACAAAAATACTTAGAGTCACTCATAAAGGGTATGCTCAATAAAAGGCCCTCTTTTTCAAGAAAAGAAAAAGTTAAAAATGAACTACATTTAGCGTCCGGTGTCCAGAGAAACATAAAACTGTCTCCCGGCAAAAATTCAAAAGTTAAAATTTTAACCAAGACGGCATTTCAAAAACTTTCAAACGAATTTAAAACTACATTTACTTCAGATGGTAAAACGAGATCCCCACACAAAGGGCAATTTTCAGGATTACAGACAAAAAGTGACAGCACAGTTAATTTTGAGAAATTTCCCAAAACAAATCTCATTAAATCTGAATTTACTGGATTAAACACTTCTGAGCCATTAAAAACACAACAAAGTGATTTAATTAAATCAAATCCCATTAAATCACGACATGGTAAATTAATTAAATCAAATCCCATTAAATCACGACATGGTAAATTAAGAAAATCAAATGTAATTAAAACACAGTTTAGTGGATTAAAAAAATCAAACGTAATTAAAACACAGTTTAGTGGATTAAAAAAATCAAACGTAATTAAAACACAGTTTCT